TGTTGGAGGTAATTCTCAACTACTTGTCTACCTTTTGTAGCAACTGCAGATGCACGGTTCTCCCGGTACCTTTGAAGGAGGGTATGATTCTCATCTCTGTTGCGTTCTTCTTGGCTGAACTTACGCTCAAGTCCAGCACCGTATTCGTCACGAACCTGTTTAATAGCTCGCCTGTTATCCTCCATACCCCGTAGGATACGATTATCGTGCTGCTCCATTCGTTGGAGAGCAGCGTAGGGAGCTTTAATAGGATCGAAACCAACACTACGGGCGTACCCTCTGTAGTTTACTTGATCCATTTACTATGCGTATTGTTTCCAATTGGGAGGGGGAGGGTTTTTTGGAGTCGACATAGGTGGCGGCTTAATAGCATCAGCAAACCCAGCAATGCCACTAGCAAGGTTGCTCATACCGTCCATGATTGCCCCAGGCATAGACGACGCCACAGCACCCATAATGGGCTTAGGACCGAAGTCAAACCTGCGAGGCTTACGTGGGTCTTGGAAGACAGCACGAGCCGTTCTGAGGGGCTTAGGAGGTTGTGGTAGACGCTCAGGCTTGAGCATCCGTGCGGCTTCTGCAGCAATGTCTGCACCGAACTTATCTGCTGCAATTTTCTTCAATGCAGCGTCTGTCTCTCCTCTTGCACTGAGTAACGACTCAGTAAGGATGGCTTGATTACGGCCAAGAGATGCAAGTACAGCTTGATCACTCTTACCTGCACTACGACCTTGCTGCCCTTTAACAGCAGCAGCACCTTCAGACTCCATTGCCTTGATCACAATGTCTTGGTTCTGGAAGGCAATCTCGTTGGTAGCATCTTCAAGGCGACGTACTTCTGCCTCTCTAGCAGCAGAAGCTGCCATGTTGTTGTATGAAAGCTGTTGCCCATAGAGCTGCTCAGACTTGGCATATTGCCTCATCTGAGAAGCGTATTCAAAGTCTTGTATCTTTAGGGAGTGTTGCCAGTCCTGAAGATTAGTAGCATCCTTGAATGCTGCAAGAGTCTCTTCATTCTGACGGGCAATGTTTACACCCCTCTTGGCATGGCGATAGTCAGCCTTGAGCCGACGCTTCCCCATATTCCAGGCTTGCTTCTGGTATTTGTGCTGAGCTTCAGCAGCTTTCCTAGCTGCAGCATCAGCTGAGGAGGCACCAAAGATACCAGCACCAGCACTGATTGCAGATACACCTAAACCAATCCAAGCTGGCATATTTAGGCCCTCCTATAAAAACCAGTTGAATATTGACCTTCCCATTGCATTGCCACAAGACTGACAGGGAAAGGATTATTAGATAGTACTTTCATTACATAATTGTCAGGCTTCTGATAGACAGGAACTTTATAAACAAAAGAGTCCCGATATGGGGAGGTATCAGCTGGATAGGTATCTGCAATCTGGATGCCAGATGCTTCAGTAAACTCAGCTCTTGTGTTATCTTTAATGTTAAAGCTAACTGATCCACCAAGACCTGTATAGAACTTCATCCGTGCTGTAGTTGTTACACCAGTAAAGTCGTAACCATTATCACCAGCAGAGTAGTTATACCTTGGTAGGATTACTGACATAGTGTACTGGTATCCTACATAGATGTAGTTAGGAACAACATTGCCAGGGATCAGGAAGAAACTACCACCAGCATCACTTTGAATGGTTGCAGTATTGAATAAACCGGATTCCTTTAGATTGCTAGGATTGACCTTGAGTAGGCCAACTACATAAGCGATAGTCTTAGAAGTGTTTAAGTGAGTTGGTAAATAGACTTTAGTAAAACTGTTAGCAAAGGTTGGAGTGGTAGTGATCTCACACCATTGATCTAAATATGGATCAACTGTGTTACCAAAGTAATTAGTGAGTCCACCTGTGCTTGGAGACAGAACAAGTTTATGACTTAGCACATTGTAACCAGTAGTACCTGAAGTAACTACATAAAGCACATCCTGTTGAATAGCTGTATGGATTACATTGTCAGAAAGAGTCCACCTGATCCATGCGGACATCTTACGTTCATCACCTTCTGTATAATACCTGAACATGTAAATGTCAGGCTTATCCTTACCTGATCCAATCCATAGACCATTCTGGGAACTACCAACAGAATCAGTAATGGTGTTGGGTATCCATTCAGGAACGATCTTGCTTGACTCAGTAACAGAAGGGGCTTCCCGTTGACCTCTAGTGAAGATCTCAAAGGCTCTAGACCAGCTTTGGTTACGGCTTAGGAATAGAACAGTAGAACCTAGATCAGCAGGCTTAAGATGACGGTCACATTCGTAGTTTGAGATAGTACGGATTGTAGTACTTGTAGGTGTAAACATTCCATTCTCTGCTTCCATCAAGAACTGTTGGTTTGCACTGAATAGAAGTAAACCCTGTGCAATAGGTGTTACTGCATGTAACACAGCAGGTTTAATACTTGCACAACTCAAGTCAATTGGATCACTTACAACCTGTGTAGTAGCCGTCTTATGGTAAAAGTTAAAGTAGTCTCCAGCTACTGACATAGAGACATTATCTTCAGTTAGAAACCCAAGTCTATTGTTAAACAGAAATACATCCTGGATCGTCTTACCAACAAAACTGGGATGCTCATTAGAATCATCATCTCCAACGTTACGTGGTTCCCAGATTTGGGGTAAACCATCAATGCTTACTGTTCCGTTTAGTAGCGATACCTGAAATGTACCGTTAGCAAGCCTGAGCAACATAACAGGCATAGTTGCTGGATCAAGACCTTCACTAATACCTGGAGCCCTTGTCTCTTCCCAGTAGCCTTTACCACTATTACCATCCTGAGCAATAAACTTCAAATAGAAGTCATCCTTATCAGCAGCTGTATTAGCAACCTTAACAACAACATTGTGCTTTGATTGTTCAGGTAGACGGTTAAATGTATCAACAGTATTCTGGATGGTTCTTAGGTACTTACCATCAGGACCACCCGCAGTCTGGACATCAGTTGCTGTACTAAACTCAAGATAAATCGTGTTATCAATGATTGTCTTAGTTGTAATATTACCACCAGCTGGTATAACTGCAGAAATACCATTGACAATTTCGGACAGTTCAAGTGGCAATACTTGAGGTGGTGGTGTTCCAGTTACATAGTTAGTACGGCTAGTAAATGTATAAGTAGTACCACCAATAGTTACCTTATACTTAGTGTCGTACTCAGCAAAAGTAACAGAAATGATTGCATACTTCTTGGCAGTGAATGGTGTAACTACTGCTTTAGCTGCACAAACCTTTTCTTTATTACACAGGAATGTGAAGTCATTGATTGTCAGTGCCCTAATACTACGAGAGTCAGCAGCTGTAAGATAGGTCCGTGTTGCAGCAGTATCGGTAACCGTTTGCTCTACACCTGTCAGCATATTCCAGACTCGTACAATACCTGTAGCTTTGGCTATTGATACAATATACTTGGAAGTATCGTCGGTAAAGATAGACAACCATGCATCATTGTTTAGGGATTGTGGAGTAGCGATGTTTGCAAGCTTACTAAGGTGCTGCCCACCTGTACGTTTAATAAGACCTAAGGTACTATCGGGATATACGTTTACTGCATCCTTTACTTGTCCAGGGAATAGCTTCTCATCAGCTTGTTGTGAGACGCCGCCTATGAAATTAGGGATTCTTTGAGATACGGCTGTCATCGTGCCAAGGCTCGGAATGGTTGATAGCTGTTATAGAAGTCGTTACCTTTCTTGAAACCAAACATGGTGTAGTCACCTTCATTGCAGTCATATTCAATGCAGATGGAACGTCTCCATCCCTCAAATGCTGCAAGTGTTTGTGCAAGGTTCACATCACCAACAAGTCGCACTGCTGCTCTAGTTGCTGCACGTGCTGTGATGTAATCCCTGAATGGTTGCGGTAGATCATCGAAACCGAAGTACCAGACAACATCAACCTTGTACTCTTTACCAGGAGTCCAGGTAAAGGTGTGCTTTAATTTGTCGTAGAGTTTCTTTTGTCGGATAACTGTGTCATAGGTCTGGTTATCAAAGCTGCTACTTAGATCCATTGACAGGACGTTATCTGGTACGTTGATATTTCCACTGTTATCTGCAACAACAGGGTATTCAAATTCTCGGTTATATGACCATCCCTCTGCTTGAACCTCTCTGCTAATGTCCATTAGGGTGTTGAAAGCAAAAGCAACTTCAGGGTTCGTTTGGTCGAGAACAGTAACTGGAGCCTGTCCTACCGACCCCAGGATTTCATTGATAGCAGCGAGTTGTGTGGTCGAATAAGTAGGAGTAGGCATATGCTTATAACGTTATATGCATGTGTATAAAAAAAGGGAGAGCCATCAGAGCCCTCCCCAGATCAATCAGACTGCAGTACGGTTTGCATCGAGTGCAGGGCTATCAGCCTCTACACCAGGATACGCTGTACGGAAGCCTTGGGTTTCCGAAAACACCGCAGATGCAGTGTTCGGAGCAGAACGACTTGTACGTGCTACAGAGCGACGAACAGCGTGGTTGTCAGAGACAGCCAGGTTACCGTTGTCGGTATAGGTCGAAGCGTAGGCACCGCTTATGGTACGTACAGAGAAGTCAACAGTACCAGCAACGCCTTGGTTGCCAGCAGCAGTAGTTGCGTTAGGCATTGTGTATTACCTCAGGAACGAGCAGACTGCAGCTCAATAGCAGCAGCGGGGTTCAGGGTGCCGCAACCCATGGCAAGACGACCAACGATCAGGTCACCTTGGTACATGACAGACACATCACCAGAGGTAGTCTGCACGGAGGGAGCAATAGCTTCCACAACACCAGCTGCATCCTTCTGATAGATCAGACCACAGTGGGTGCTGAAGTTACCAGAGTAGTTGTTGTTCTCACCAGCCACAGCGGCAATGTTGCCAGCCAGGAAAGGCAGGTTGTTAGAACGCTTGATGCTGATACCAGCGATCTCATAGAGACCTTCACCGGAGGTCAGGTTACCTTGGCTGTTACCGTAGTCACGGTTCAGGATATTAGAATCGACCTGCGATACCAACGCATAATACTGTCGTGGAGACAGTACAGCACAACGACCTTGCTTAGGCAGGTTCTTTTCATCGAGAATTGAAGCTGCTTCAAAGAAGGCATCTACTAGAGATTGAGCGTTGAACTCCTTCTGAACACCAAGTTGAATGACGCTACCGCCGGGCTCAGGACCAGGAGCAGCAGTGATGGGATGAGCTTCGCGAGCAGCTTTAGCGATCTGACGGAAGATCTTCTTGTCATAGCTTTCAGCAAGAGCATAACCGATCTTCTTAGCGATCTCGCCACGCAGCGAGTAGTGAGCAAGAGTTTCATCAAGGTCATAGACGAATGCCGAAGAAATCAGCAGGTCGTCACAGACGATGGTCTTCTCTGCCACCGGGGGATCCCCACTACCCAGGATAGGAGTACCAGGGGTGTGGTAACCAGCCGTCATACGGCCAGTGAAAATGAACTGCATTGCCTTGCCGTTCTTGAGAGTACGGCTCTGCACAGTTCCTTTAGCGATGGTCGCAGCCTCATAGGCTTTGAACATTTCTCCTGAAAACAGTTTCAGGTAAGTTGCGTACTTAGAATCGTAGGCGCCAGTGTTGACCTTATTAAGGGCGCCTACCAGAGTTTGAGTAGTGTTAGCCACGAAAGTAAAGAGAGAGTGTGTTACTGTCTCTCTAAGCGCTTAGAGAATCACATGAATAGACATGTGTTCGATTGTTGTTTGGGGTGTCTGTCTCTCCAGACCGTCACGGCTATAGGGTGTCTCCGTAGAGGCCAATAGCCAAGAAGAGTAGGGTCCGACTCTGAGGTGCCCTACTCCAACCACATT